ACTGCAACCGAAGGGATTTAATTATGGCAACCACCGCTGGCGATCAAATCAATCGGGCGCTTCGGCTGCTCGGCGTGCTTGCCGAAGGTGAAACGCCATCCGCAGCGACATCGCAAGATGGGCTGACTGCGCTAAACCAGATGATCGACTCGTGGAACACCGAGCGTCTATCTGTATTTAGCACGCAAGATCAAATCTTCACATGGCCTGCGGGTGAAATTACTCGCACACTTGGCCCAAGTGGTAACTTTTCTGGCAACCGCCCAGTCTTGTTTGACGATGCTACCTACTACCGTGACCCCGGCACAAATGTGTCTTTTGGCATTAAGTTTATCAATCAGCAGCAGTACGATGGCATTGCCGTTAAAACTGTAACGTCAACGTATCCACAGGTCATTTTTGTCAACATGACCTACCCTGACGCTACGATGACGGTGTACCCAAAGCCCACAAGGGACTTGGAGTGGCACTTCATTTCGGTTCAAGAACTGAGCAACCCAGCCGTACTGACAACTAATCTGACATTCCCACCGGGCTACCTGCGTGCGTTTGTCTACAACTTGGCAATGGAGATTGCACCTGAGTTTGGTGTTGAACCCAGCCCCCAAGTGACCCGTATTGCCATGACCAGCAAGCGCAACTTGAAACGCATCAACAATCCTGATGACATCATGTCTATGCCTTACTCGCTCATAGCAACTCGTCAACGCTTCAACGTCTATGCGGGTAACTACTAATGCAAACACCGATTCTGGGCGCGTCTTATGTCGCACGCAGTATCAACGCTGCGGATAACCGACTTGTCAATCTTTTCCCAGAGGCTACCGCCGATGGTGGCAAGACTGCGGGATTCTTTAACCGTACACCAGGCTTAAAGTTTCAGCAAACCATAGGCACTGGCCCTATTCGGGCGCTGTGGGCGCACCAGACCAACGGCAGTGACTTCTATGTTGTTAGTGGTACTGAGTTTTACAAAGTCACTGGATTGACCGCTACACCCACCAAATTGGGTGATGTGACTGGGACTGGCCCAGTGTCGATTGCTGACAACGGCACACAGATGTTCTTGGCCTGCAATCCTGACGGGTTTATCTACAACGAAGTCACCAACGTATTTGCCAAGATCACCGACCCTGACTTTACAGGTGCGGTGACTGTGGGCTACCTAGATGGGTACTTTGTCTACAACGAACCCAACTCCCAAAAGGTGTGGGTAACTGAATTGCTAGATGGTACTTCGGTTGACCCGCTTGACTTTGCGTCTGCTGAAGGCTCACCAGACGGCTTGGTTGCGGTCAACATTGACCACCGCGAGGCGTGGCTGTTTGGTACTGATTCAATTGAAGTCTGGTATGACGCTGGACTGGCTGACTTCCCTTTAACGCGCATCCAAGGGGCTTTTAACGAAATTGGGTGTGTAGCTGCATTCTCCATCGCAAAGCTAGACAATGCCCTATTCTGGCTCGGCACGGATGCCCGTGGACAAGGAATTGTTTACCGCGCCAACGGCTACACGGGTGTTAGGGTTTCTACCCATGCCATTGAGTACGCCATTGCCCAGTACGGCAACCTTGCAGACGCTGTGGCCTATACCTACCAGCAAGAGGGTCACGCCTTTTATGTGCTGACATTCCCCACTGGTGATGCCACTTGGGTCTACGATGTGTCTACCCAAGCGTGGCATGAGCGTGCTGGCTGGAACACTGCCCTTGGTGAATTTACCCGTCACCGTAGCAACTGCCAATGTAACTTTGGCGGCAACACGGTAGTCGGTGACTATGAAAACGGCAATATCTACACCCTCGATCTTGAGGTTTACTCTGACAACGGCGACATTCAAAAGTGGCTGCGGTCATGGAGAGCGTTGCCAACAGGTGCAAATAACCTTAAGCGCACGGCGCAGCACAGCTTACAACTTGATTGTGAGTCGGGTACTGGCTTGGTCACAGGCCAAGGCAGCGACCCTGAGATCATGCTGCGCTTTTCTGACGATGGTGGTCACACATGGTCTAACGAGCATCTGAGCAAAATGGGCAAGATCGGCGAGTATTACCGCCGTGTTTTTTGGCGCAGACTCGGCATGACCCTCAAGCTGCGTGACCGTGTTTACGAAATATCGCAGACTGACCCAGTTAAGGCGGTCATCATGGGTGCTGAATTAGTAATTAGTCCCACCAACGCCTAATGGCTACAACGCCTAATATTACCCAAATCACGGCCCCCCGTGTCCCCTTGATTGATCCTCGCACGGGGTTAATGTCAAGAGAGTGGTATCGGTTTTTTTATAACCAGTATGTGATTACTGGAAACGGTACTGGGATTACGCCCGTTGCCAGTGGTGGTACAGGCTTGAGTGCTATTCCTACCAACGGTCAATTGCTGATTGGTAACGGATCAGGGTATACCCTAAACACCTTGGGCGCTGGTACTGGCATCACAGTCACCAATGGAGCTGGGACAATCGTTGTTGCCAACTCAGGGGTTTTAAGCTATTCGGCGGGAACAACAGGGCTAACTCCATCAACAGCCACCACTGGCAACGTGGTGCTGGGCGGCACATTGATTGCAGCCAATGGCGGCACTGGGTTTGCATCTTATGCTGTTGGTAATTTGCTATACGCAGACACCACTACGACTTTGGCAAAACTGTCAATTGGGACAACAGGTCAGGCACTTGTGTCAAATGGTACTGCGCCAGTTTGGGGTGCGGTTGGTATCAGTGGTGGCGGCACAGGGCAAACGACTGCCTCTGCTGCGTTTAATGCGTTGTCACCAATAACGACAACTGGCGACTTAATTATTGGGAACGGTACAAATAGCGCAACTCGGCTTCCCATTGGCACAAATGGATATGTATTGACATCCAACGGCACAACAGCCACTTGGTCTGTCAGTGCTGGTGGGGTGACATCGTTTAGTGCGGGAACAACAGGGCTTACACCCAACACTGCAACAACGGGTGCTGTGACTCTTGCTGGAACACTTGCCGTGGCAAACGGTGGCACAGGTGTTACAACATCTACTGGTTCTGGGAATACTGTTTTATCTACAAGCCCCACGCTTACAACGCCGACAATAAGCCAGTTAACGAGTGCTTCAGCAACAAGTCTTGTCTTGCAAAGCGCAGGGACAACAGCGTTAACACTAGACACCTCGCAAAATGCTACCTTTGCTGGCTCTGTTAAGCCCTTATCGACAAGTGGAATTATTGGGACAACAACAAATAACAACGCTAATGCGGGGTCTGTTGGCGAGTATGTCTCCTCTAGTGTTACGGGTGTAAGCCTTAACACCACCGCAGCAAATGCAACCTCAATTTCTTTAACGGCTGGGGACTGGGATGCTAGGATAGTGTTGTCTTCGGGCGGCGCTAGTGCCACTTGTACCGCCGTGCTTATAGCAATCAACACAACTTCTGGCGATGTTGGGACTCAAAGTGTTGACAATTTGTGGGTTGCCGCCGATGTTGTTAATGGTTTGGTGGGCGGCGCATTTACTAAAAGAATTTCCCTCTCGTCTACAACAACGGTTTATGCTATTGCAAGAACAGCAGGTGGAACTTGCACATTTACCGCAGTCACATTAAGCGCAAGGAGAATACGATGAGGTACGCAATAGCCCGTCAAGATGGATTGACTGAGGTTCGGGAAGATGAGTACGGCCTACCTGATGGCGCAATTGAGTTAAATGACCAACAATATCGTCAACTGACAAGCGGTGACTATATGTTGGAAAATGGCTTAATAGTGGATAATCCCAACAAACAACCTGCTTTTGGAATAATCTGATGCCCGTCATGTCTCAAGAATGGCAAGTAGCCAATCAAGAAAACAAGAACCGCTGGTTCTTAGGGAACACTGATGCCATTGACTTTATCAACCGATTCTTTGATGCGGTTGAACTGTGGGACGATCTGATTGACAAAGATGTGGAAATACCAGACGATCATGTGAATCGGGTGTTTACCTCGTTGATGTTTGCACTTCCCGCAAATCCTTGGTTTATGGCAAAATACAGTTACTACCAGCCCCTTATCATGGCTGCAATTAACGGGTTTCATGATGCCAATGAAATGTGTAAAAGTAAGGAAAAGCGTTTGCAAAACCTTGCATTTCATATCCGAAATTTTGGAATTGAGATACACATTGCCACTGCGTTCTTGTTGGGTGGGTATGACCACATGAGAAAAGTATCACGCGAAATACGCGAATTTTACGCTTTTGAGGAGTTTAATAATGCCTGATCCAGTAACGGGAATAACAGCCGGAGCTTCCATTATCGGTGGCGGTATGGCAGCGCAAGGTGGCAGAGATGCTGCCAACACACAAGCCCAAGCAGCCGACCGTGCAGCAGCACTCCAAAAACAAATGTTTGACGAGCAGCAACGGCTGTCTGCGCCTTATCGTGAGGCTGGTGTAACTGGTCAAAACAGATTGATGGAACTCTTGGGGCTAGGTGCAAACACTGGGGCTGAAGGTTACGGTAAGTACGGGCGCGACTTTGGAATGTCCGACTTCCAAGCTGACCCCGGCTACGCATTCCGATTGGCTGAAGGGCAAAAAGCCCTTGACCGTCAGGCTGCTGCCCGTGGTGGATTGATCTCTGGTGGCGCACTCAAAGCTGCTACTCGGTATGGTCAGGACATGGGATCGCAAGAGTACGGCAACGCATACAACCGTTACCAAACCAATCGAACAAACCAACTTGCACCTCTTGGCAGTTTAATGTCATCTGGTCAAGCGGCTGCGGCTGGTGCAGCAGCACAAGCTGGTCAATATGGCTCAAACGTTGGCAACCTAATGGTGCAGGGTGGACAAGCCCAAGCAGCAGGTCAACTGGGTACAGGTAACGCTATGAACAGGGCGTTAGGTACTGCGGCAACTGCATACCAAAACCAAGAAAACTTTAACAAGTATTTAAGACAAAATCAATTAAATACGGCTAACCAATCGTCAGACCCCTTAGGGTCGTTCATTCGCCAAATGGAGATGTAATGGCTGATCTAAATGCACTCATTGCTCAAGGCCCAGAGTTTTATGCGCCTCCTGATCCATTTGCTCAGTATGCAAAGATGCAGCAATTGGAACAGGCTAGTTCTACAAACCAACTCAATCGAATGAAGATGGAAGACTATCGGCGTAAGGCCGATGTAACCAATCGACTAGGTGCGCTTGATCCCGCTGCTGCTGATTATTTAGCGCAAATTAAAAGAATTGATCCCAAACTTGGTTTTGACCTTGAAGAACAATCAATTAAAAGTAAAAATTTAGGTTTTACTGGCACTGAAATTCAAACAAAAATTGAAGAAACTAAGCGCAAATTGCTTGATTCATCTATGCGAAATATGGCAAGCAATCCGTCAGATGAGAACATTATTGCCCATACCCAAGATTACGAACTAAACTCATTGTTTGCAAACGAGTTACCGTCAATTAAGGCCACTGCTAAACGATTGCTTGCAATGACACCAGAACAACGCAAAGCAGTTTTGTCGGGTGCAGGGGCTACGGCTGGTGACTTATCTACTGCTGAATCTTCTAGATTGGGGCGTTTGACTACTGAGCGTGGTCAAGATTTAACTGCTGCTACTGCTAAAGCTGGTCAAGCTGTAACCATGCGTGGTCAGAATCTAACCAACCAACGAGCGTTGGATGCCTTGACCCAAGGCAAAGTTCCAACTGGATATCGTGCGGTTGCTGGCGGCGGTCTTGAACCTATACCAGGTGGGCCTGCCACAGGCGATAAACCATTAAATGAAAGCCAAGGCAACGCAACTGCATTTGGTATGCGTATGTTTGAAAGTAACAACTTGTTGAACAACTTAGAGAAAGCTGGGACTACAAGTGGAGGCCGTATTAAAGGCGCTGTAGAAGGCACGTTGACATCACTTGTTCCATTCCAAGGAGAACGATTGGCTGAAGGTGCTGGCGCAATTATGAATGTATTGCCAGGTTTCCTTGGTGGACCTAACGCACAACAACAATCATATGACCAAGCAAAGCGTAATTTCATTACTGCTGTTTTACGCAAAGAATCTGGCGCTGCTATTGCAGCTTCAGAATTTGCCAATGAAGAAAAGAAATACTTTCCGCAAGCTGGTGAAGATGACACAGTTATTAAGCAAAAACAAAAAGCTAGAAAATTAGCTATTGAAGCTATGAAAATTCAAGCAGGACCAGGCGCAAAGAATATTGGCGCAAGCACTAGCGCACCAGTTGGCAGCAATCCAAACGATCCGTTAAATCTAGGATTTTAATTATGGCAACACTTCTTGAATTTCGGGAACAATACCCGCAATACAACAACACGCCAGACCTTGCATTGGCTAGCGCAATGCATCAAAAATTTTATTCAAAAATACCACAAGATGAATTTTTTAAGGCGTTGGACATAAGCCCTGCGTTACTTATCCCAGGCTCTGAAAGCACAATTACATTACCGCAACCCAAAGTTAGCCTGCAAGACAGAATCATGGGAGTAGTTGAAACCCCTGCAATCATTGCTGGGGGCTTGGGACGCGCCATTACTACGCCATTTGCAAGAATGTATGGCGAGGCATTTGGTGGGCAAGGTACGCCACAGGGCAAGGCCGCTGGCGAAGAAGCCGCGCAAGCTGTTAGCCGACAGTTCTACCAGCCCCGCACACAGACTGGGCTTGAGATTGTCGGTGGACTTGGCAAAGTATTAGAAGCATTGCCGCCAACTTTGGGCGCAACAGGTTCTACCTTAACTGCGCTGACTGGCCCTGCTTTGCAGCAAACAAACGCATTGATTCGCCCTGCTGTTGCTCCAGTCAAAAACGCCTTGGTAAGTGCTGTAACAAAACAACCAACAACAGTAATGCAAGGTGGCGGTGCTGCGTCTACGTCCGAAGACCTCATGCGAAACGAGCGCCTTAACCGTTTTGACATTCGTGCAACAAAGGGTGAGCGCACAGGTTCATTGGCTCAACAACAATTTGAGTCAGATGTCCAGCGCGGCGTAATTCCCAATGTGTCCGAAGACACTAAAACAGCTTTAACTGAGGAAATGAAACGCTTTAGAGCGGGTCAAAAGAAAGATATTGTTGGCAATTTTGACAACATGACAGCTCAAACGGGTGCTGAAGTAGCAGACCCAACTATGACTCGTCAAATTGGCAAAATAGTTGACAAGGCCTTAAATGACGAATACACCAAGAAATTTGACAATTACAAAGCACTGTATGCCAAAGCAGACAACGCTGGTGAAACTTTGCAACAAGTCCCATATCAGAATTTGTTAGATTACATTAACACCAAGACACCAACTGCAAGAAAAACGCTTGATCCTATCTTGGACTCTGTTGCTGAATCATTGGCAATGAACGACCCAAACAAAACAGGAACAATTACTGTCCGTGCATTGGAAGACATTTACCAGCAAATTGGTAAAGTTAAAAACTCAGCAAGTGCTGGGGAAATGAAGCAGATTGTTACCCAGTTGGGTGAGGGTGCTGGCGGCGAAATGTATCAGGCCGCACGGTCAGCACGGAAACAATTAGCCAAAGAGTTTGAAGATGTGTCTAGAGTTGACAAGTTGCTTGGAACAAAAGCAGGTTATCAAGACCGTAGGGTTGCGCTTGACGATGTGTTTAAGCACACCATCCTTGATGGTTCATTGGAAGAAATGCGTACTGTGACTTCATTGCTTAAAAAGGCTGGGCCAGAAGGCCGTCAGGCTTACGCAGAACTGCAAGGGCAAACCTTGCAACACATGAAAGATATGCTTACCAAGGGTGATGATTTATCTTTTAAGAACTTAAACACTCTAATCAAGCAGTTGGATTCAGAAGAAAAATTGGCCTATATGTTTGGCAAAACTGGCAGGGATCAGATTTTAGAATTGCGTGATGCAATTAAAGATGTGGTTGTCAAACAACCTGGCGCAGTAAATTACCCAAACACGGCTAGTGCAGTCCTAAGAGGTTTAGAATCCTTGCAAGCGTTAAGGATTCCAGGTGTCAAGTCTGTGGCTGAAATGGCTAGAACCAGTCAGTTGAAAGGAAAGGTTAAGCAGGCATTAGAACAGCCTAATAAACTGATCCCCGAAGTTCCAAGTACCAACGCATTAAAGCCTTAATCGAGGACTAATCTCATGGCATCACTTACCCCTACACCAAAGCAGCAGATTTACGGCAGCGATGGCAACCCGTTAGTTGGTGGCAAGATTTACACCTATGCCGCTGGCACTACAACTCCATTGGCAACTTTTACGGATGCGGGTGGCCTTACAGCCAACACCAACCCGATCATCTTGAACTCGTTGGGTCAAGCTAACATTTGGTTAGGTTCATCCTCGTACAAGTTCAGCGTGTTTACCTCTGCCGATGTGCTGCTGTACACCGTGGACAACATTAATGCACCCCTTGATGCTGCTGGGTTAGCCACAGCGCTAAGTTCGCCCACACCCATCGGTAACACTACGCCTAACACTGGCGCATTTACCACGTTGGCGGCGACCACCGCCACAATTACCACTGGCAATATCACCACAGTCAATGCCGCCACTATCACCGCAACTGGCACAGTTACCGCTGAAACTTTGACTTTTGAAGGTGGTGGGTCAATGACTAAGCCACCAGAGTTGGGTATTCAGCCAATCTCCGCATCAATAGCTGCTAGTGCTTTAACAATCACACTAAACCCAACAACGCTAGATTTTCGTTCAACCACAGGGTCTAGTGGCACGGTTACTTCAGTTACCTTGGCTACGGCTGCAACACTCATTGTGCCATCAGGGGCAACGCTTGGCACAGTGTCGGGAGTTCAGTCTCAGTTGATTGTTATTGCAATCAATAACGCAGGGACAATTGAGCTTGCTGTTGTCAATATCTCAGGTGGTGCAAATATAAATGACGGAGTTATTAGCACTACTGCAATAAGTGCGTCATCACCTAGTAATAGTTCTTTCTATTCAACAACCGCAAGAACAAATGTTGCATATCGAGTTGTTGGTTCTATCCAATCAACCCAAGCTACCGCTGGAACTTGGGCAACAGCGCCTTCATCTGTTCAAGGGTTTGGTGGTATAGCTTTGACATCTTTAACTTCGTTTGGGTTTGGACAAAACTGGACAGATGTAACAAGCAGTCGTGCGCTAAGTACGACCTATTACAACACCGCAACCAAGCCCATTAACGTGTATTTAGAAGCCTTGGTTTCTGCTGGCAATCGAGCTACCATCACATTAAACGGGCTTGTTTTTGGTAGCGTGTTGTCTTACACATCGGCTAACGCAACTGTAATGCTGATCATACCCCCCGGAAATTCGTACTCCCTTCAAGCAACGGGCAGCGGGACTTTAACTAATTGTTACGAACTTCGTTAACAGGAAATAAAATGCCACATTACAAAGCACCCGACAATTCACTGCACTTTCTTGATTCTGTTGAATATGAATCCATGCTGCCCGCTGGTAGTGTTCAGATCACAGACGCACAAGCCGAGGAACTGCGCCCAGTTGCGCCAGAACTGACTTACGCCCAGAAGCGTGCGCCTTTATACCCACCGATGTCTGACTACCTTGATGGCATCGTCAAGGGCGATACGGCGCAGGTAGATGCCTACATTGCTGCTTGCCTAGCAGTCAAAGCACTGCACCCCAAGGCGTGACATGGACTATCAGGTATTCTTTAATGCGGCCCTTGGACTAGCAGCGTTTCTTGGTGGGTGGACACTTAACGGCATTACTAAGGCCATTGAGCGCCTTGATACCGATG